TGCTGCCGATAAAAAAGCATTGGCAGAATTAGAAACCACAGACATTTCGGCTACTGACCCATTTGCTTTGTTGCCACCTGGTAATCCAGAAGCAGCAGGTGCGGCTAAGAAACAGTTGGCTGCTTTTACCAAAGCAAAGTTAGACCCTAGAACAAACAGGTGGAAGGTTCCTGGTTATGGTTTGTATACCGAGCAGGACTATTCTGATACCTTGTCAGCCCTTAAAACAAATGCTGGCAAGACAGATTCTACTGGCGACAATGCCAACACCAAGATAAACCCTGCTCGTAAACCAAGAGATTATGGGAATACAAAACCAACAAAACCAATTGAAGGCGATACATACACAAACTCCAAGAATGTAAAGTTTACGTTCAAGGGTGGAAAATTTGTACGCACAGCAACACTCACCGAAAAGGCTGATACCACTTCGGACAAATGGAAAACAATTGTTCAACAAGAATTTGGTTCGTTATGGGATGTTTACAACATGAATCCCGATGTTAAGAAAGTTCTTGACGATGCTGTCAAGGGTGGCTACCAAGACGATGAAATTAAGATGGAAGCAAAACTTCAAAACACATCTTGGTATCGCACCACCCAGAAATCTGCACGTCAGTTTGCTATCCAACAATCAACCGACCCTGCAACAGCAGAGTCAAGGATTGTTGCTTCTATTGAGGAAATTAGAATTAACGCAAGCAACTTAGGTTTTACTCTTAATGATGAGTCTTTGCGTAAACTTGCTACTGACTCAATAAAGTTTGGTTGGTCTGACCAACAGAAATTAAACGCTTTAGGTTCAGAACAAATAGCAAACGCCCAACTTGGTGGAGCACAAGGAATGTCTGATTTGCGACAGTCATCTGTTAGTCGTAATCTTCGCTCTAAGGCAGCCTCGTTTTTTCAGAAGCCATCAGAAGAAATGATTGGTAGTTGGACCCAACAAATTCTTACTGGTCAAAAAAGCGAGAAAGAGTTTGAAGAAACAATGCGGGACTCTGCACGTACCCAGTTTCGTTCTTTGCAACCAGCACTTGATAAGGGTCAGGATGTTGACACCGCCATGTATGCCTACAAGCAACAGGCTGAGTCAATTCTTGGTTCGTCTATTGACTCTAGCCAGATTGACTGGACCCAAGATAAATGGAATAAGGCTTTGAATTTCCAGGATACAAAGACTGGTGAGTATCGCCAGATGGATTTGTGGGAATGGAATAAATATCTTCGCACTCTACCTGAGTGGCAGAATACAAATGAAGCAAAATCGGCGTATGGTGATTTAGCCATATCGTTGGCTCGTGGATTTGGAAAGACGGCGTAATGTCAGCAAGAGATGATGCAATTGATTTTTTGAGGCAGTTCGGGTTGGACTCTTTGATTACTAACCTTGACGCTGCTTTGCAGGATGACCCGACTATTTTTAAGGGACAGTTTGGTGAGGAACGTATGTTCCGTGCCATTAAAGATACCCCTTTGTATAAGAAGCGTTTTGCAGGTATGGCATTGCGTGAGAAGAATGGCTACAAACCTATTAGTGAATCTGACTATATCGCTATTGAAAAAGAGTTTGACCAGACTCTCCGTACCAACGGCATGCCTAAAGGGTTTTACGATACGCAGGATGACTTTGCAAACTTCATCGGAAATGATGTTCGTTCAGACGAACTAAATACCCGTATCCAGCAAGGCTACCGAGCAGTAATGGAAACCGAACCAGGGACCAAAGAAGAACTGAAACGTCTATACGGTATTGGTGATTCAGACATCGCAGCCTTTCTTATTGACCCTACAAGGTTCCAACAGTCAGAGGCTGTTAAGAGGGCTGAGGCTGCAAGGCGAGCCAACGCTGCTCGTGAACAAGGTCTGCAAATTACTGCTGCCCAGGCAGAAGAATTGGTTTCTCGTGATGTAACACAAGCCACAGCCCAACGAGGCTTTGCAGAAATTGGTGCCAGTCAGGAACTGTTCCAAGCAGGTATGCAAGGCGAAACTGCAATCAGCCAAGAAGAACAAATTGCTGGAACCTTCGGAACAAACGCAGAAGCACGACAAGCAATCGCCCGAAGGAAGCGTTCACGTCAAGCAGGATTTGAAGCAGGTGGAGGATTCGCCGCAAGACAATCAGAACAAACAGGACTTACAACAATTGGTCAATAGCACACAAAAAAAATATGTGTTATAGTAATACCGATGCCGATGGCAAGACTTACTGATAGCCCCCCTAATCAGTAACGAAATAATGGGGTGTAACAACTAGCAGCCACCACGTTCCTCCGATGTGGTGCGGGCTTAAGGAGAGTGCAATGTCAAATTTCAATGAAGATTATGATTCAGAGATAGACGACCAAATGGATACCGAACCCAAACAGAATCCTGTACGGGCAAGAATGAAACAGTTGGAAAAAGAAGCCAACGAACTACGCAAACAAGTTGCAGAGTTCGCCACAGCCAAGCAAGAACTTGCTTTCGTGAAGGCTGGAATAGACACCAGTGACCCACGATTCAAATACTTTGTTAAAGGCTATGACGGTGATTTGACCCCTGAAGCAATCCGTGAGGCTGCCGAAGAAGCACAACTAATTACACCCCAGACAGATGACTCCGACAAACGAGGCTGGCAGCAAACCAATAAAATTGCTGCTGGAAGCGAATCGGCACCACCACCTCCATCTTGGAACAAGCGTATTAGTGAAGCCAACTCTGAAGCAGAGGTCTACAAGATTTTTGAAGAAGCACAAGCACAAGGCATAGACCTTTTTTAACCACTTCTATCCAATAAGGAAAAACTAAAATGGCTGATTACTACGCAGCAGAAACAGGCACAGCAAACCTACAAACAGACCAGGTGGCATTTGAGAAGTTGGCATATTTTGCCCTTCGCCCAGAAATGTACTTTGACCAGTTTGCAGATGTCCAAGCCACAAACGCAACCAACCCAGGTGCATCAGTTAAGTTCACAGTATTCGCAGACCTTGCAGCAGCAACCACTGCTCTTGGCGAAGCAGAAGACGTAACCCCTGTCGCAATGAGCGATAGCCAAGTTACTGTCACTCTCAACGAATACGGTAACGCAACTGTAACGACAGCAAAACTTCGTGCAACCTCGTTCCTCCCTGTAGACCCAGTAGCAGCACAAGCAGTTGGTTACAACGCTGGTTTGTCAATTGACACCATCGCTCGTAACGTGCTTGAAGCAGGCGACAATGTGGTTTACGCAACAGGTGGAGCAGTTGACCCATCCAGCCGTACAACCGTCAACGCTGACGACACCCTCGCAGCAAATGACGTTCGTAGAGTTGTAGCACAACTTCGTGGCGCAAACGTACCTACCATCAACGGTTCGTATGTTGGCTTCATCCACCCAGACGTGTCTTACGACTTCCGTTCAGCAACCGACGCAGCAGCATGGCGTACACCTGCTAACTACGTCAACCCTGAAGGCATCTACAACGGTGAAATCGGTATGTTTGAAGGAGTCCGTTTTATGGAGTCGCCACGTGCGCCGAAGTTCATTGACGCATCAAACAACAGTGGTTCCAGTGGAACAATTGACGTATACGGCACACTCATCATGGGTCGCCAGGCTCTCGCCAAGGGTATTTCCCTCGGTGGCGAGTATGGCGCACAGCCAACAATTGTGTACGGAACAGTGACCGACCTTCTCAAGCGTTTCCGACCAGTCGGTTGGAAGCACTTCGTTGGTTACGGTGTGTTCCGTCAGGAAGCATTGCGTCGTATTGAGTCAGCATCAAGCATTGGTACAAACGCCTAATTTCCGACAAGGAATTGATTAGAACCCCATAAAGGTTCAGCGAAGCCCCTGCCCATTTTGGGTGGGGGTTTTTGCTATCCTGTGTGTATGGCAACATTTATTCCACCAGTTGACCCGTTTGTTTACTGGGCTGAACCAGGCGAAAGAGGAATCTTTGCGTATATGAATCCAGGCAAAAGAGGGCGCAATGTGTTCAAATTGACTGATGGTTCTTTCACAGAGTCACAACCTGGCGACCCGTCAATTATTTCTATTACTTACCACGGTGGTCACGTTCATCCGTTGACTGCTGCTGAGGAAGCAGATTTGATTGCTGCTGGATATGGAGATTACATTGAAGCATAGGGAAGACCATCCGAACCTGGATGTTGAGGGATGTTTCGCTTGTAAAATTACAGGCATACAGGTGGGTTCTAATTCAACTACTACTCGTGGTTCGCAGGTAGCGAAAATCAATGAGCGTGAAAAGGGTTGGAATAAAGATATGCCTGCCTATAAGCGTCTTCGTGAGCAGGGTTTGCAACCTAGACAGATTGATGGTGCTTCTGTGTTGGAATCACGGGCAACTGAACGCTGGCAAATTGAAGGTCTGCCTGCTTCTGAAACGTGAACTATCAACATTGGCAAGGGTTTGATGACCCTAACTTTGGTTATGGGGCGATGCTTGACGGGTTCAAAAGGTCTTTACCTAAGAATGTAAAACTGGATAAACACGCTTCTGTTCACGTTCATATGCAAATCCCTAATGCTTGTAAGGGTTGGTTCAGGGGGCAACATAAGGTTTTGTTTTCTATGTGGGAAACGGATTCTTTGCCTGGCAATTTCCGTAGGTGGATAGAACATTTTGACCAGGTTGTTGTTCCTTGCCAACATAACGTGGAACTGTTTAGTCAGTTTCATAATGATGTTTCTTATTGTCCTTTAGGGGTGGACCATAGTTTTTGGAAACCTATGGATGTTGAACGGACTGATGTGTTTCGGTTTCACGGGGGTGGTTCTTTGTGGAGGCGTAAAGGGTTGGATGTTTTGGTGAACGCTTT